AGGCATATTTTAACGGAGACTTTTACGAAGCAAACCAGTCTGTTGGCGTGGCTGAAACTCCTTCAACTCACGCAAGCAAGTGGACGCTGGTGGAGGTGCCGTATATTTTTCAGGGCTACCTAATCCGTGGAGCCTTTGCGGATTATCTGCGAGCTACGGGTAACAATGAATTGGCTGCAATGGCTGACCGCGATGCGGAAGCAGTTATTGCGATTGAAGCTGACAAGCTACTCCGCCAGCAAGGGCAAGTTAAGCGCGTCAACGTATTGACTTATTAAAGGGGCATCCAATGGCTAACAAAAAAATCAGTGCATTTACCGAATTAACCGAAGCTCCGGCGACTACGGACGTAGTGCCCGTGGTGGACGTTAGCGACACCACTGGGGCACCCACTGGCACGACGAAGAA